GACAGCTAGTCAAGCATAAGTTCCTACGATGGAACGAAATATCAAGACGATACGTAGATAGTGAGCCTGAGTTTTATGTGCCTACAGAATGGCGTGGTAAGTCGGCTGACAAGAAGCAAGGTAGTGTAGGTACAGTAACTGTATCTGACAACGGCTTTAATGAAATTGCAATGACTGAGTATGAGTTCCTACTAGACGTAGGGGTATGTCCTGAGCAAGCACGTATGGTACTGCCACAGTCTATGATGACTGAGTGGTACTGGTCAGGTAGCTTGGATGCGTTTGCTGATATGTGTAACCTACGTTGCAAGTCTGATACACAATATGAAACACAGTTAGTGGCTTGGGATATTTACTTTGAGATGAAGGAGTTGTTTCCTGTGTCTTGGATGGCATTGACAGAGGAGCTTGATGATGAGAGGTAACATTGACGGTGCAATCAAGGCATCAGCTATAGTCGCATTTATAATAGCAGGTCTACCTATACTGATTGCTATGACGTATGATGAATTTCCACGCTACTGTAAACAGACTATCTTATTACCATGTATAGGAGTTAAGGATGAGTGAGTACATAAACAAACCAGTTAAGGTGACAGAGATAGAAGAGCATGAAGATGGTAGTGCTACACTACAAGTAGAGTGTGACCCTGAAACCTTCATGGCTATCTTTGACGTAGGCTTTGTGACCTTAGTAAAGAGAGGTTTAGAAAATGAGAAATGGCAGACCTGTGTAAGCTGTGGTGGCCCTGCAATGAATGACATGTGTGGCTTTTGTTTAGAGGAAGAATGATATATGAGTATGGTAGGTACAATAGAAGACATGCGCTGGCAGATTAAACATCAAGAGAAAGAGATAGCTAGACTTAAGAAGTTTATATATGATAACAATCTCATACGAGAGTTCGATGAAGAGGAGCGCAAACGTGCAGCAGAACGTGAAAGGATGAACAGGGATGTATACGGTTGAGTATGAGCCAGACGCATCAGTGATAACATCACTAGATCAACAAGATATGTTTGAAGATGTAGAGTTAATCATTGGTACAGATGACAACGNAGTATTCATCAGGCAGTATGACGATAAGCTGGCTGAGCATCAAGTTATCTACATGTCTATCCAGCAGTGGATGGACTTGATGGCTGCGTGGAATAGTCCAGAGGGTGCGTTCTACCTAGAGTCAAAAAAGAAAGAGAGACAGAATGGAACTAGCACTACTTAGAACACTGATGAGTAAGGACTTTTATGATAACAATAAAGGTATCCGTACACCAGACAAGCTGTTCACTAAGGATGTTCGTAAGATTAAGAACACTTTAGATTATGCTATGGAGACATACGATAAGGATCTCACACTACCAGAACTAGAGGGGTTGTTCTTTACGCACAACTCTACCATGACCACAGCTAACAAGGATGTATACAAACAGATCTTCCGCAACATCAGCAAGCAAGATGCTATGTCTGAGGGTATAGCTGAAGAAGTATTAGGTAAGTTGTTTCAGCAGGTAGTAGGCGAAGAGATAGCCAACTTAGGGTTCGACTATGTGAACGGTACTGAGACTAGCCTAGAGCCTATGCGTAAGCTACTGGCTGACTATCAGGATGACTTCATGCCTAACCTCAAGATCGACTGGGGTGACATCTCTATTGATAACTTACTACAAGCTAACGACATCCAGTCTAAGTGGAAGTTCAACATCCCTTCACTGACACGTAAGGTAGAGGGCATCAGTGGTGGTCACTTAGTTATCGTAGGTGCTAGACCTAACACAGGTAAGACATCCTTCCATGCCTCACTGATTGGTGGTCCAGATGGCTTCGCTACTCAGGGTGCTAAGTGTATTGTACTGTGTAACGAGGAAGCATACGAGCGTGTAGGAGCACGTTACCTCAGTGCAGCTACGTCAATGTCAATGGAAGAAGTCAAGGGTAACTACGCCCTCGCTGCGTCACGCTATGAGCCTGTGCGTGAGAACATTAAACTGTATGACTCGACAGGTAAGGACATGACGTGGGTTGAGGCTATCATCAAGGCATACCAGCCTGACATCGTAGTGCTTGACATGGGTGATAAGTTCTCCAGCAAGACAAGCGATAAGTCTGACGTGTACTTGAAGGAAGCAGCCATCCATGCACGTAACATAGCTAAGCAGTATGAATGCGCTATCATATGGATGTCACAGTTGAGTGCAGTAGCGGAAGGTAAGGTGTACGTAGATCAATCAATGATGGAAGGTAGTAAGACAGGTAAGGCAGCAGAGGCAGACCTGATGGTACTGATCTCTAAGAACCCACAGGTAGAAGGAGCAGAGGAACAAGATACACAGAGGCACTTGAACATCGCAAAGAATAAGCTTAAGGGTGGCTGGCATGGCGTAGTACACTGTGAGTTAGACGGTGAACGTAGTCAGTACACAGCTTAGTAAGGAGATATAGAGCATGAAAATAGTATTGGATGTAGAGAACACTACCACCAAGCGTGATGGTAAGATGCATCTAGATCCGTTTGAACCAGGCAACATACTGGTACAGGTAGGTATGCAAGCTGTTGACGCAGAGGATAGCGTGTGCATAGTCACACTAGATCACGTCGAACAGAAGGATACTACAGGCGCTGGGCGTAGAGAGATACAGAAGGTGTTAGACATGACTACCTTACTGATCATGCACAATGCACAGCATGACCTGATGTGGTTGTGGGAGTGTGGCTTTAAGTATGACGGTAAGATCTACGACACTATGCTGGCAGAGTACATACTACTACGCAGTGTTAAGGAACCGCTGAGCCTAGAGGCATGTGCCCAGCGCTATGAATTGGAAGTACAGAAGGATGACACACTAAAGAAATACTTTAAAGAAGGGTACAACACAAATGAAATACCTCTCAATGAGCTTAGCTTTTATCTTAGGTCTGATCTCGGCGCAACTCGTGGGCTGTACCTCAAGCAAGAAGAAAGATATGCCGATCCTGCAAGCGCCTCCCTCCATAACATCAGAGACATTACCTTCAAAACCTGTACCACTCTCACAAGAATGTACATGTCAGGTATCAGGGTGGATCAACCCGCCCTCGAACAAGTTAGACTAGAGTTTGAACAAGAGAAAGCAGACATAGAAGACAGACTACACAAACAGATCCGTAACCTAATGGGTGATACACCTATCAACATCAATAGCCCAGAGCAAGCCTCGCAGGTTTTGTTTAGCCGTAAGGTTAACGACAAGAAAGAATGGGCTGACCTGTTTGATTACGTTAAGACTACACAAGAGTTCAAGGATGCAGTACAAGCTAACTCTACTAAGATACTGAAAACAAAAGCTTTTACCTGCCCTACATGTGAAGGAGAAGGCAAGACATACAAACTAAAGAAGGACGGAACTAAGTACGCTAGACCTAACAAGTGTAAGGACTGTGACGCTAGAGGGTATCAACTAAAAGAAACAAACGAGATGGCTGGCTTAGGGTTCTCTGCACCTAGCAAGAAGTGGGTCAGTGCTAATGGTTTCAGCACAGGAAAGGATAACCTAGATGCACTTATTGCAACAGCTAAAAACAATCGTATGGAAAGTGCTGCACTATTTCTTGCGGATCTTAAGCGTCTTAGCGCTGTCAGTTCTTATCTTTCTAGTTTCGTTGATGGCATACATACTTATACTAAGCCTGATGGATACCTTCATGTCGGTCTTACCCAACACATAACTGCAACAGGTAGGTTCAGTGGGCGTAACCCTAACATGCAGAACATGCCACGAGGTAACACCTTCCCAGTTAAGAAAGTATTCGTGTCACGCTGGAAGGGTGGCTACATTATGGAAGCTGACTTTGCCCAGCTTGAGTTCAGAACCGCAGCGTTCTTAGCACAAGACAAGGTAGCTATGGAAGAGATCAACACAGGCTTTGATGTACATGCATACACGGCACAGGTTATCACTGACGCAGGTCAGCCTACTGGTAGACAGGATGCTAAGGCACACACCTTCGCTCCTCTCTTTGGTGCTACTGGGTATGGTAGATCTAAGGCAGAGGCTGCATACTACGAGCACTTCAATGAGAAGTATCAGGGTGTAGCTGCGTGGCACAAGAAGCTAGGTGATGAGGCTATACGGTTACACAAGATCACTAACGTCAGTGGTAGGCAGTACGCTTTCCCTGATGTATCACGTAGAGAGAATGGTTCTCCTACGCATTTCACTATGATAAAGAACTACCCAGTGCAGGGGTTTGCTACTGGGGATGTTGTGCCTCTGGTACTGATTGAGCTAGAGGCTAGACTAGAGAAGCTACAGTCATGTGTAGTCAACAGTGTGCATGACTCAATGGTAGTAGATGTTCACCCTAACGAGAAGGAATATGTGCTTGCAACTATAGATACATTAAATAAAGATCTTGACAAACTCATTGAAGAAGCGTATGACATACAGATGAACGTGCCTTTACTATTAGAGGCAAAGATTGGCCCGAATTGGCTTGACACAAAGGACGTTATATAGTATAACTTAGTCTCTTTAACTTAGCTCAGAAAGGATATATAATGAGCACAGAAGTAGCACTATCAGTAGACGGTATGAACTTAGCAGATGCTATGGGGTTCACCGCTACAACAGTACAGGCACAGTCAACACTATGGCGTGTGACTGCTGTAGTTAAGCAAGGTATTGATGGTAAGAAGATCGTCAACACACCTATGTTTAAACTGCGTAAGGGTGATGAGGAAGTGTACACTGAGTCACTTAGTATGCGTTTGTTTGCTGAGCGTCAGCAGTGGACTAAGTGGGATAGCGAAGCTAACACAACACAGAAGACTGTCTTAGCACAGAACCTTAACAACGACTTGAAGGATACACTAGGTGGGTTTAACTTAGGGCGTCCTACTGGTTACGTGCAGGACTGGGATGCATTACCTGAGACTACTAAGAATGTAATGCGTAGCGTTAAGCGTACCAAAGTATTCATGGGTATGGCG